GGCATAATGGTTTAAGTCGTTCTCAGATACATAGAATAGTTAAAAAAATAGAGAAAGAATGAAACAAAATGCAACATTGTTTATGTAAAAATGTTATCGTAGAGATTTATTAAAATCATTACATTTAACCTTTAAATAAAAACACTACATTAATAAGTAGTGTACTGATGATATTGTAAGAAGTCTTTAGTTTTACTAAAAGTAGTAAATATCATTGGTACAGTACTAATTAAGTACTTTTACCCCTTTTTATTTTGGATAGGAATTGCCTCCTATTCTTTTTTTGTTATATAAAGTGGGTGATTTTAGGAGGAAAATATGGTTAAAACAATAACAATTGGAAGTAAAGAATATAATTTAAAATCAAGTGCATTTACAATGTTTTCATATAAGAATCAAACTGGAAGAGATTTTTTACAAGATATTAATTCTTTAAATGATAAAGTAAAGGAAATTAATAAATTACCTAAAGAAGAACAAAATTCAGCTTGGTTAAATGAATTTAGTTCTATAATGGAAATTGCTTTAAAGTTAACTCATATTATGATTACAGAACAAGATAGAACATTTAAGTCATATGATGAGTGGTTAAAAGAGTTAGATAATTTAATGGGTGAAGGTAACTCTTGGCTTCAGGAGGTTTTAGAAGTTGGTATAGCACCCTTTTTTGGGAGAATACAAAACTCCCAAAATTGATAGTGATGATGAACCATTAGATATTTATTCTATAGTTGCATTAGCTAAAAGGTTAAATATTACATTAGATGATATGAAAGAAATGTCTTTTGTATCACTAGTAAATATACTTTATTCAACAGTTGAAGAAAGAGAAAATAAACCAACACAAAATGATATAGATAATTTTTTAAGATAGTTGGAGGTAAAGATGAAATATAAAGTAAGAACATTGAATACTTATCGATTATTAAATGTAAAAGATGAGGAATTAAATAGGATTCCTAATCAAGGAGAAGAAATAGAAGTATCTGAATCTAGATTAAATAAGTTACTTGGTAATAATAAATTTAATATAGCATTTGTAGAGGTAATAGAAATAGATAATCAAATAGAAAATGCAAAAATAAATAAAGAAAATATTAGTAAGAAGAGTGGAAAGAATGTCGAGAAAAGACCTTTACAAAAGTAAAGCATGGCAAGATACTAGAAGATATATATGGTTAAAACAAAGTTGTTTATGTGCTAGATGTAATAAACCTGTATATGTTGATGGAATTAGTGAATGGATTCCAAAAGAAAAAAGATTAAAAGGAATAGTTCATCACAAGATATATTTAAATGATTATAATTATACAAATGATAAAATAGCATTTGCAGAAGAGAACCTAGAAGGTTTATGTATTGAATGTCATAATGAAGAACATTTTAACAAAGGTGTAACAAGAATGGATGTTAAATTTGATGAATTTGGCAACCTAGTTAAAAGATAATTTAGTTTAAATACCCCCCCCACTTCTTAATTTTAAATATATGAAATGGGAGAACGAGCAATGGGGCTTCAAAAAAAGTGCATCATCGTGCATGAGAGGGGGGTTTTTGAGAAAGAGGGTGATAATTTGTGAAAAAAAAGGAACTTCAAGAAATCTTCGAGAAAATACCAGAAGAAAAGAAAAGTGAAGCAAAATTAATATTAAATGAAATTAGTTTTATACTTCCAACAATAAATAAATTAAAAAAAGAGATAAAAGCTAAAGGTCCAACAGAAGATTTTGAACAAGGTAAGCAAAAGTTCACTCGTGAAAGACCAGCATTAAAATCATATAATCAATTAATGAAAACATATGATACCTTCTTAAAAAATTTATTAGCATTAGTTCCGAAAGAAACTAAGAATATAGAAGATGAGTTTGATGACTTCAACAAGTAATATAGAAAAATATTATGAATATTTATTAGAACATCCTAAGAGAGCTAATAAAAAAATATTAGCAGTTTATAAAAAACTTGTTAATGATTTAAAAAATGGAAATAAGGTTGAATATGTTAATAAAGATACTGGTGAAGTTGAAACAATTGAGTATGTTTTTGATTATAGTAAATCACAAAGACCAATTAAGTTTTTAGAAAAATTTTGTTGTCACTCTAAAGGTAAATGGGCAGGAAAGCCTGTAGTATTAGAATTATGGCAAAAAGCAATGCTGGAAGCAGTATATGGTTTTGTAGATAAAGAAACAGGACTACGAAAGTACAAAAAAGTAGTCTTTTTTGTTGCAAAGAAAAATGGAAAAAGTTTTATTTCAAGTGGTATAGGTTTGTTTGGATTAACTTCTGATGGTGAAGGAGGAGCTGAAATATACTCTGTAGCAACAACTAGGGACCAAGCAAAAATAGTATGGCAAGAAGCAAAAAATATGGTTGGTAAGAGTCCTGCATTAAAGAAAAGATGCAGAAGAACTATTAATTCAATATTTTATGATAAAGAAAATGCTTGGTTTAGTCCTCTTGCTAGTAAAACCGATTCATTAGATGGTAAAAATCCTTACTATGTTTTAGAAGATGAAGTATGGGCTTGGACTGATATGGATATGATTACCATAATGGAAGATGGTGTTTCATCAAGAGAACAACCTTTAATATTAGAAACATCTACAATGGGAACTGTAAGAGAGAAGGTTTTTGATAATGAGTATAGTTATTGTGAAAGAATTGTAAAAGGTTATTTGTGTGAACCTGATGGAATAATAGATGAAACAATTTTGCCAATTATCTATGAATTAGATGAAAAAAGTGAATGGCAAGATGAAGAAGCTTGGTATAAAGCAAATCCTAATTTAGGAGTATCAAAGAAGATAGAATATTTAAGGAATCAAGTACAAAAAGCAATAAATGACCCTACTAAATTAACTAATCTTTTATGTAAAGATTTTAATGTAAGACAGTCTTCTACAAGTAGTTGGTTGACTTATGAAGAACTTAATAATGAATCAACATATAAAGATGAAGAATTTAAAGACTGTTATTGTATTGGTGGTTGTGATTTAAGTAGTACTACTGATTTAACTTGTGCAACATTGATAGGATTTAAATCTGGTGAAATGAAGGTAAAGCAAATGTACTTTATACCAGAAAGTTTATTAGATAAAAAGGTACAGGAAGATAAAATTCCATATGACAAATGGAAGGCACTAGGTTGGTTAAGAACTAGTGAAGGTAGTAGAGTAAATTATTCAGATGTAACTAATTGGTTTGTAGAACAAGTTGAAAAATTTGAATTAAGACCACTTTGGGTTGGATATGATAGTTGGAATGCTCAGTATTGGTGTGAGGAAATGAAAACATTTGGTTTTGATATGGTAGCAGTAAGACAAGGTGCAAAAACGATGTCAACACCTATGAAACAAATGAAAGCAGATTTAATGGATAAAAAAATTAATTACAATAATAATCCTATATTAAAATGGTGTCTTAGTAATATGTCTATTAAATCAGATGAGAACGAAAATATTAGACCAGTTAAGGAAAATCAAAGAGCTAGAATTGATGGTGCTGTAAGTTTAATAGATGCATATTGTGTTTATGTTGAAAGACAGCAAGAATATCTAGGATTTATAGGAGGAGAATAATGGAAATAAAAAGTTTATTTAAAAAAATATTTAATACAGATAAAAGTGTAACATATGGAACATCTTTAAAACTATTAAATGGCTATCCAGCATCATTTACAAATTTTGATGGTGAAATATATGATGATGTAGATGCAAGGTCATGTATAGATGCAATAGCAAGAAATGGTGCAAAACTAAATCCTAGACATATAGCATTAACAAAGAATGGATACAAGAATGTAGATGATAACTTACATAGATTATTGTCAGAACAACCAAATGAACTTCAAAATGCATATGACTTTTATTATTATGTTATTACTGAACTTAAAAGATATAATGATGCTTATGTTTATATAGCTAGAGATGAAAATTATAAACCAATAGGACTGTATCCTCTTCATAGTAGTAGATATTCATTTGTTGAATATAAGAATGAGATTTATATACAGTTTCAATTTGGAAATGGTATGAAACATACTTGTAACATTAAGGATGTAATCCATTTAAAAAATATGGCATCATCATCAAGTATAACAGGAGGAAATTCTTCACCAATTATTAAAGCATTAAGTATTAAACATATTATTGATGAGGGAATAGTTAATGCAATAAGAACAACTCAAAGTATTAAAGGTGTATTAAAGAGTACAAAGGCAATGTTAAAACCAGAAGATGTTACTAAAATGAGAAATCAATTTGTTTCTGATTTTGTTAATAATGCTGATGGTTCAGGAATAGGTGGATTAGATGCTACAACTGATTTTAAGGAAATAAATTTAAATCCACAAACTGCAACAGATACTCAAGTTAAAGCATTTGATAATAAAGTGCTAAATTATTATGGTGTTAGTGAAAATATTATTCAAAGTAAATATACAGAAGATGAATGGAATGCATTTTATGAATCAATTTTAGAACCAATTGCAATTCAAATGTCTTTAGAATTTACAAATAAGATATTTACATTAGGTGAAAGAAACCATGGTAATAAAATTGTATTTACTTCAAATAGGTTACAATATGCTAGTAATAATACAAAAATAAATATAGCAAGATATATGAGTAACAAACTGATGACAGATGAAATAAGAGAAATACATAATTTGCCACCACTTCCAAATGGTGAAGGACAAAAAGTATTACAAGATTTAAATCATATAGATAGTTCAAAAGCTAATCAATATCAAATAGGAGAAAATAATGATAATGGAGGAAACAATGAATAAAGAAAAAAGAATGCTTGAGGTTGAAATGAGAGCATTAGAAAATAATGAAGATAAGATGATAATTGAAGGATATCCAATAACATTTAACAGTCCTGCAAAACATGGTTATACAGAAATAATTGCAGATACTGCATTGGATAATTGTGATTTGAGTGATGTACCACTAAAGTATAATCACGAAGACAGTCATTTAATAATGGCTAGAACTAGAAATGGTTCATTAAAACTAGAAAAAGATTCAGTAGGTTTAAAAATGATAGCTGAACTTATTGATACACAGTCTAATAAGGATATTTATAAGTCAATAAAAGCAGGTTTAATAGATAAGATGAGTTTTGCATTTACTGTTAGAGCTGATGAATATGATTATGATTCTGATACAAGAATAATTACAGATATAGATAGATTATATGATGTATCAGTAGTTGATTTACCATGGTATGACACTACAAGTGTTTATGCTAGAGGATTAGATAATTCAAATGATTTTATGGAAAAACGCAATAAATTAAGAGAAGAGAGAGAAGAACAAATAAAAAATGATAGTGAATTAGCTAGTTTAAAAGAAGAAATATTAAATAAATTAGGTTAATACTCTTATGAAAAAGGAACTGGATAGTTCTTTTTTTGTTGGTGGATACCAACTACGAGTTTAATAAATGCTGGATAGCAATAATGGGAAAGAAAACTGCCCTAAAGAGTATCAAAAACAAGGAGGATTCAGTTATGGACAGATTAAAAGAAATTGAAAGTCGTAAGACTGAAATTAAAGCTCAAATAGAAACTCTAACTGTACTAGAAGAAGTGAGAAAACTTAATGAAGAAGTTGATGCTCTTTTAATAGAAGAAAGAGATTTAAAAGAAAGAGCTAAAAGAGAAACAATTGCTAGAAATATTGAAGAAGGCAATTTAGAAACAAAATCTTTAAATTTAATGGAGGAAAAGAAAATGGAAGAAAAGAAATATGGTATTGAAAGCAAAGAATATAGAAGTGCTTTCTTAAAAAATTTAATGGGTAAAGAATTAACTGTTGAAGAAAGAGCAGTTATAGCAAGTGCAAATGTTGCTGGTGCAATTCCTACAGAAACACAAAACAACATATTTGCTAAAGTTGTTGAAAAAGCACCAATGTTAGATGAAATTACATTGTTAAATGTAAGAGGGAATGTAACATTTGTTGTTGAAGGTGCAAGAACTGATGGTGTAGATCATAAAGAAGGGGAAGCTATTACTGAAAGTGCTATTAACTTAGTTAAGGTTGAATTAGCAGGAACTGAAATTGTTAAACTTGTAACAATTAGTGAAACTGTTAAAACTATGACTATTGATGCATTTGAAGAATGGTTAACAGATATGTTATCAGATTCAATTGCTAACGCAGTTGAAGGAAAAATCTTTACTGCTTTAGAAGCAAATGGAACTCAAATTGCAAAAGAATTAAATGCTGACTCTATTAGAGAAGCAGTTGGAACATTACCTGCTGCTTATGATAAAGGTGCAAAATTCTATGTAAATAAAAGACAATTCTTTACAGAAGTTCTAGGTTTACAAGATAAAGCAAAACACGATTTAGTAACTTTTGCTAATGGTAAATATTATTTACTTGGTTATGAAGTTGCTATGTCAGATAAAGCAACAAAATTAACTCTTGCAAATGCTAAAAAATTTGTTGGAAATTTACCACAACAAATTGAAGTTAAGAGTGCATATAACATAAACAACAACACTTATAGTTATTCAGGTGTTGCTATATATGATGGTAAATTAGCTATTGCAGAAGCTGCAGTTGTAATTACTGGTGCTACAGCTACTGAATAATAAAAAGGAGTGATAGACAATGCTAGAAAAAATTAAAAAAATAATGGGATTTAATAATAATGAATTTGATGATGTTATCAATACATATATTGAATCTGCTAAATTGGATTTAAAACAAGTAGGCATTGTTGATTCCAAAATAAATGGCAAAGATGGACAACCTGATTCGTTAGTTTGTTCTGCAATTGTAAGTTATGTATTATCTTTTTTAGATATACCAAATGCTGAGTTATATTCAAATGCATATTCATTACAAAAAGATTCTTTAAGACATTATTCAAGTTATACTGTGGAAAATGAAAGTGAAGGTGAGTAAGTATGCAATATACTGAAATCCTTTATTTGATTTCACAAGAAGAAATTAAAGATTCAATTGGAAATATTATCTATAATGAATCTACAAAAAAAGTCTATGCTAAGAAAAACAAAGTTGGTTCTAAAGAGTTTTATAATGCAGTAGCAGTAGGAATAACACCTACTGCTGAACTGCAAATAAAAGTTTCTAATTATAATGATGAAAAAGAAGTTAAATATAACAATATTAGATATTCAATAATTAGAACTGTACCAATAAATAGAACTGATATTGTTTTGGTTTTAGGCTTAAAACAAGGATAAATTGGCTGATTCTATACTTGATATAAGTAAAGTGTTAGAAAATTATGTAGATGATATTAAAGAAGATATTATAGCAAGTGCTGAAAAGATAGCAAGTGATGGTGTTAGTAAATTAAAAAATACTAAAAACACATATAAGATAAGAAGTGGAAATTATAATAAGGGTTGGGCTAAAAAAATAGAAAAAGGTCCTAATTATGTAAATATTACTATACATAATGGTTCTAGTCCACAGTTAACTTATTGGCTTGAAAATGGACATGCTACTAGAAATGGTGGAATGACAAAGGCATATGTGCATATATCTCCAGTTGAAGAAGAGTGTGTTAATGAGTTTGAACTTGAAGTAGAAAATATTGTTAGGAGGAATACAAATGATAGATGAAGAAAAATTGTATAATTTACTGTCAACATTAGGTTATCCTGTTGCTTATAGTCAATTTAAAGATAAGAAAGTATCTATACCATTTATTTTATATAAGAATGATGCTACAGATACATTTAAAGCTGATGATAAGACATATTTAAAAAGTAATGATTTTATTATTACTTTGGTTACTTCAAAAAAAGACTTACAGGTTGAATTAAAACTAGAATCATTGTTAAATGAGAATAATTTGCCATTTGATAAAAATGAAGATTATATTGAAGGAGAAGATATATATCAAATTCAATATTTTATTTAGAAGAACTTTTATGAGTTCTTTTTTTAATTAATTATAGGAGGAATATTATGAGTAATAACAAAGTTAAATTTGGCTTAAGAAATGTTAAGTATTCAAAAATAACTATAGATGAAGAAGGAAAATATGTATATGGTACTCCTGTGGCTATCCCAGGTGCTGTAAATCTATCATTATCACCTAGTGGAGAAACTAGTGATATGAATGCTGATGATGTTGTATATTTTTCTGTATCATCTAACCAAGGTTATGAAGGTGATTTAGAAATTGCATTAATTCCTGAATCTTTCTTAATTGATATCTTAGGATTTACTAAAGATACTAATGGGGCATTAATTGAAAATGCTGATGCACTAGCTTCACCATTTGCATTAGGATTTGAAGTTCAAGGAGATAAAAAACCTCGTAGAACATGGTTATATAATTGTTCTGCTTCAAGAAGTCCACAAAATGCTGCTACAAAAGAATCAAGTGTAGCACCAACAACTGAAACATTATCTCTTAAGGCAATGCCTAGATTAGATGATAAGAATGTAAAAGTTACATTGGAATTAGATGATGCTAATAAAGATGCATATGATTCATTCTTTACAACCGTTTATGAAAAAACAGAAAGTGTTTAAAATTAAGGCTCAGCAATGGGCCTTTTATTTTTTAAGTAAGGAGAGTGTTTTTTATGGCAAAAAAATTAAAAGGGATAACTATTGAAATAGGTGGTAATACCACAGGTTTAAGTAATTCATTAAAGGATGTAAATAAAGTAATTTCAGAAACAAATTATGAGTTAAGACAAGTTGATAAATTGTTAAAAATGGACCCATCAAATATAGAATTATTAACTCAAAAACAAGGGTTGCTTTCTGATGCAATAAAAGGCACTGTCAGCAAATATGAGCAATTAAAATTAGCTAAAGAACAAGCAGATGCTAGAATTGCATCTGGAAAAGAAGATGAAAACTCTGAAAGTTATAGAGAACTTCAAAGAGAAATAGCAGCAGCTGAATTAAGTTTGAATAAATTAAATGATGAGTTAAAAAATAATGAAAAAGCAATGAGTGACACAGGTAAACAAACTAGTTTACTAGGAGATATAATAAAGGGTAACTTGATAAGTGATGCTATTACTGCTGGAATAAAAGGTTTAGCAAATGCTGCTAAATCAGTATGCTCTGCTATGGCTGATATAGGCAAATCAGCAATTCAAAGTTATGCAGATTATGAACAGTTAATAGGTGGTGTTGAAACATTATTTAAAGATAGTTCTGATGTAGTTGAGGAATATGCTAACAATGCATATAAAAACTCTGGTTTATCAGCTAATGAATATATGCAAACAGTAACATCATTCTCTGCAAGTTTGCTGCAGAGTTTAAACGGAGATACTGCAGAGGCAGCAAAAATTGCTGATATGGCAATTATTGATATGGCTGACAATGCAAATAAAATGGGTACATCAATGGATATGATTCAAAATGCATATCAAGGGTTTGCTAAACAAAATTATACAATGCTAGATAACTTAAAATTAGGTTATGGTGGTACTAAGACAGAAATGGAAAGATTATTGGCTGATGCTGAAAAAATGCCTGAAGCAATGGGCCAAAAATTTGATATATCTAATTATGCAGATGTCGTAAAAGCAATAAATGTTGTACAACAAAATATGAAAATTACAGGAACAACACAAGAAGAAGCAAGTAAAACAATAACTGGTTCAGTTAATTCAATGAAATCAGCATACGACAATTTATTAACTGGACTTTCAAATGGAGATGCTGACATTGGACAATTAATTACAAATTTGGTTGATAGTGTAATTACTGCTAGTGATAATATACTTCCCGTGGTTGACCAAATAGCAACAAGTGTTATGAATGTATTACCTGAATTATTAAATAGCATTATTGAACAATTACCACATTTTTTGGAAGTTGGAACTAATATTTTAAATAGTTTAATTAGTGGAATACAAAATAACTTACCTGCAATAATGAATGCTGTTATGCAAATAGTTACAACATTGGTCAATGCGTTAATTAAAAATTTACCTACAATTTTACAGGCTGGAATATCAATTTTAGTAGCAATAATAGATGGAATTGGTAAATCATTACCAGAACTAATTCCTGCTATAGTAGAAGCACTAATGATGGTTGTAGATGTTATTGCTAACAATATTGATTTAATAATTACTGCTGGTATTGATTTAATTTTAGCTTTAGCAGATGGATTAATTGATGCAATACCAAAATTACTAGACAAAATTCCTACAGTAATATCAAATATAGTTGAAAAATTACTAGAACCTGAAATGTTAGCAAAAATTATAACAGCTGCTGTACAATTAATGGTTGCATTAGGAAAAGGACTAGTTCAAGCAATTCCAAAAGTTGTAGCACTAATTCCAAATATAATAGCTCAGTTATTTAATTCTATAAAAGATATAATTACTAAAACTGACTGGCTTAGTTTGGGTAAAAATGTATTAAAGGGAATACTAAATGGTATGTTAGACTTTGGAAGTGTTGTATTAAATACAATTAAGAAAGTAGGTAATAAAATAACAAATTCAATAAAAGATTTTTTTGGAATTGCAAGTCCATCTAAACTTATGAAAAATGAAGTTGGTAAATATTTAGTTCAAGGAATAGGTGTTGGTGTAGAAGATGAAATGCCAAATGTAATTGATGATGTAAACAATGCAATGGGTGTTTTATCAAAAGAGGTTCAAGCTAGTGTAAATCCAGTTATAAATCCAACTGCAAATACTAATCCATTAATTATTCAAATAGAAAACTTCAACAATGAAAGAGAAACTGATGTTGAGGCTTTTGCAGAAGAGTTAGAATTTTACAGAAGACAAACTGCACTTGCTAAAGGAGGTAATTAATAATGATTATTTGGAATGGAAAATTATTTAGAGAAAAAGGTATTATTGTTGAAAATATACCTGTAATTTCAAAAGGAAAAAAGAGAATAAATAAGTATCAAATAGATGGTAGAAATGGTTTTATTGCAATAGATGAAGAAACATATGATTCTTTTGTTATATCTATTTCTTGCCATTTGGATACAAATAAAACTAATATTGATGAAGTAAAAGAGTTCCTAGATGGTTATGGAACTCTTTCATTTGATGGAAAAAGAGAATATACAGCAATGATACAAAATCAAATAGATTTCTCTAAAGTTATGCAATTTAGAAAATTTATTATTCAATTTTTATGTAATCCTATTTCACAAGATATTGAAGTTAGTAGAAATGAAATATTAGAAAACACTAGTAATCTTGAAATATTAGATGCAACAGCAAAAATGTACCCAATTTTAGAAGTTGTTGGTGAGGGTGATATAAGTATTACATTTAATAATAAAACTTTTTATTTATATGGTTTGAATCCATTAAATACATATACATTAGACTGTGAAAACAAGGTTATTATAGACCAAAACAATAATAATGCTGCAAATCTAATGAGATATGATTTTCCATATTTAAATCCTGGTGTAAATGTAATTGAATATACAGGCTCTATATCTTCTTTAGTTATAAATTATAGAAAGGCCTATTTATAGGTGATATGTATGAATGTTTATTTAAATTCTGAAACAAATTTTGATAATAATGGACTAGGATTTTTAAGTTATTGTTTATCAGCTAAAGTAACAGAAGTATTAAATGGTGATATGTATCTAGAATTTACATATCCATTAAAAGGTCCACTTAATGAATATTTAGTTGAAGATAATATAGTGAAGTGTAATATTGGAAATGATAATTATCAGTTGTTTAGAATAAAAAGAGTAACAAAAGACCTTAAGCAAATAAGTGTATATGCTATGCATATATTTTATGATTTACTAGATAATTTTATAGAAGATACTTTTCCACAAAATTTAGATTGTATATCTTTTGGGAACTGGATATTAGATAAAACAAATTTTGCAACGCAATTTTCTTTTTATTCTGATATAAGTGCAAATGCAAGTGCAAGATATATAAAAAGAAATCCAATTGAATGTTTTATAGGTGATATAGATAATTCGATGGTTAATCTATTTAGAGGTGAATTAGAAAGGGATAATTATAATATTAAGTTATTATCAAGAAGAGGAAATAATAATAATGTTAAATTGCTTTTTGGAAAAAATATTGAAGATGTGAAAGTAACTATTGATATAACATCTATGTATACAAGAGTAATGCCAGTTGGATTTGATGGATTACAGCTTCCTGAAATTTATGTTGATAGTCCACTAATTAATAACTACTTTACTCCAAAAATAGCAAAAGTAGAATTTTCTAATATAAAGTATGATTCAGATGATGAAGAAGCATTTTCTAATTTAGAAGATGCTTATCAGGCACTAAGAAATGCTGTAAATTCTCTTTATAATGCAGGATTAGATAAACCTGAGATAAATATAAAGATTAATTGGTTAGAATTATCTAAAACAAAGGAATATGAGAAATATAAAGCATTAGAAACAGTACATTTGGGTGATACAATAACTGCTGAAATGTTAGGATTATATTATGAAACAAGAGTAGTAAAGACTGTTTATAATGTTCTATCAGATAGAATTGAAAATTTTGAAATTGGTACTTTTAAGAAAACAATTAATTCAACAATAACTGCTAATACAAAAGCAACTGAAAATATAAATGTATCAAGTATTTTAACTGATGCATCAAACAAAGCTACTCAACTAATTACTAGTGCTATGTGTGGTTTTATTTATAAAACAAATGAAGAATTATTTATTATGGATACTGATAATATAGCAACTGCTCAAAAGGTATGGCGTTGGAATCTAAATGGTTTAGGTTATTCATCTACAGGAATACAAGGACCATATGATTTAGCTATAACTATGAATGGAGCAATTAATGCTAATTTTATTACTGCTGGAAAGATTCAAGCTAATTTAATAGAAGGACTTGAAGATTTAATGATATCAGTAGGAGATATGTATTATAATTTTTCAACGCAAGAATTAGCAATAAATTCAGTAGATAGCGAAGTTAGTGCAAAGATAGATAATCAGGGTATAAAAGTATACAACTATGCTAAATTAGCATCAGTATTTAATCATAATGGTTCAGGAGTAGATAAACTAATTGTTACAGGATCTGCACAACTTGGATATTTAAGAATTGTTAAAGGAATAAAAAACTCAAAAAAAGTAACACAAATATTTCATCTTGATAATTTAATAGAAGATTTAAATGATTTGGTAGGTGATGAATAATGGCAATAAAATTAACTACAAATTGGCAGTCAGTAATAAATAAATCAGTATATGCTGGTGGGGTAACAACCACTTTTTATTTAGATGCAAAATATTCTACACAAGATATTGCAAATAATATTACAAAAATTTATACAAGGTTAAGGTCAGTTGTTAATTATACAGGTGCAGGTGGAACAGATTATGAATTTACATGTTCTTATTGTACTACTAGAAAAGGTAGTGATGTATGGTGGATAGATACTGAAACAATATTAGAAAGTCCAGAAACATCTATCACACATAATGCTGATGGTTCGAAAATATTAACATTAGCTGCAACAATGAAGATAGGATATTTAAAACTTAATGAATCGATGAGTGTAGATGTTGAACTTCCTACAATACCAAGAGCAAGTACTATAGCAGTTAGCAATGGAAATATTGGAAGTAATGTTGCAATAAACATAGACAGAGCAAGTAATTCATTTACTCATACATTGACTTATAAATATGGTAATTTGAGTGGAACAATTGTAGAAAAAACAACTGGTACTAATATAAATTGGAAATTACCAACAGAATTTTATGCACAAACACCAAATACAAGTTTAGTTGGTACAGTTTATTGCACAACTTATAGTGGTAATACTCAAATTGGTGAAACAAAGCAAGATACTTTTACTGCATATGTTGATGAAAGTACAAATCAACCTACAATATTAGGAACATCATTAATTGAAGTATATGATAATATTTCAAGGACATTAACAGGTAATTCCTTAACAATAATAAAAGATTATAGTGAATTAAATGTAACAATAACACCTGAACTACACGCAAATGCAACATTAAGTGAATATAGGATAGTTGTAGGCAACCAAACAAAGACTACACAATTTAATAATATATTTAATGATGTTGCAACTAATGTAATAAATGCTTATATAAAAGATAGCAGAGGGTTTAAATTAGAAGGAAAGTATCCTTATGAATTTAGTGGTTTAAATTTATTAGATTATTTTAAACCTAAAATAACTTCAATAAATATAAGAAGAACTGAACAAACTTCAACAGAAGTTATTGCAGATTTAAGTGGAACATATTGGAATAAATCTTTTGGAAGTATTACTAATGTAGGTTCTATACAATATTCTTGGAGATATAAGTTAGCCAGTAGTTCTTCTTGGAATGAATGGAGTAGTTGGGCAACACTTGCAATAAGTGGTTCTGGTTTTAATTTAGCAAGTTTATCATTAGGAAGTGGATATGCAACTAATACATCATATGATTTTCAAATTAGAGTAAAAGATGCTCTTAGTAATTTAGATAGTTCACAAATAGTTGTAAGTACTAGTCAAAATGTAACAGTAAGTACACCAATTATTGAGGTATATGAAGATGCTGTGAATGTTAATGGTAGTATAATGAAAAATGGTATAGATATAGAAATGAGAACATTTGCACAAATGCACTGTGGGAATAAACAAACATTTGCTAATACCACTCTAGAAACAGTAACAGCATGGGGAAATGATAACATATCAAATGGTGAGTTTTATTGTGACCCGATTAATAATCGAATTGTAATACCCAAAGGAAGTGCTGAATATGTTGAAATTTATGGAAATGTTGCTGGTGCTGGATATTGTAGTGGTTATTTAAGTTTATTTGACGAAAATGATAAATTAGTTAAGGAAGTACAATTTTTACATCAACATGGTGGTAATAAATACGAAGTAAACTCTATAGCTTCAATGAAAATAAAAATTAATGATACATCAAAAACTCATTATTTAAAATTGAGTTTGGCGGGTTATAATAACACGAGCTTTGACTTAAATGCTGGATTTGGCAACGCACAAACATTTATTGGTGCAAAAAAGATTAAATAGAAATGATTAAAGGAGGACATTATGATAAAAGAAAAAATAAGTAAATTAATTGATGTAAAATCAATATCAACATTAACATTATTAATAACATTAGAAATAATAACTATATTAGTTTTTGCAAAAGCAAATATGGAATTAATTCAACTTGTATTTGCATTATTTAGTAATATTGTAACAATGGTATTTACATATTTCTTTGCAAGAGCAAAGGAGGTAAGTAAGAGTGAATAAAATAAATGCATTAAAAATATTTCATAATTTATATGAAGATAACCCACAAAAGAAGGTATTTATTTCTAGTCCATTTGGATATAGAGAAGTAGTTAAAGATAGTAAGGGCAATGTAGTAGCAAAAAAAGGATTTCATAGAGGAATTGATTATTCAGCACAAGGCAAATCAGTCCCTTGTTATGCTGTAGAAGATGGAAAAGTGCTTAATAAAGGAAAAGATACTACAGGTGCTAATTTTGTGTATGTATATTATCCAAAACTTGATATGGTTGGTTTATACTATCATTTGGCTAGTATTGATGTTAAGAAAAGTCAAGAAGTAACAAAGGATACTCAAATTGGTATGCTAGGTAGAACAGGTAATGCTACAGGTATACATTTACACTTTGAATGGTATCCATTTAAAGAACATTCTAAACCATTTGAAAGTAGACAAAGAATAGACTTTGATAGTTATATTTTTCCAAATGAAGAAGAATCAAAGGGAGAAACTAAACAAGAATTAAATGAACTAAAATTTAGAATAGGAGATAAGGTTATAATTAATGGTAATTTATATGTAAGTTCAAATGCTGAAAAAGCAACAGGTTCAGTAAAAGAAAAAATTACAAAAATTACTAGAGTAGTAAACACTGCTAAGCATCCTTACAATACAGAAGGGGATTTAGGTTGGATGGATGAGGAAGATATAACATTATATAGTGAATCAGTTGCATATATAGTAAAGCAAGGGGATAATTTATCAAGTATTGCTGAAAAGTATAATACTACTTGGCAAAAAATATATAATGATAATAGAGAAGTAATTGGGGATAATCCAAATTTAATTAAACCAGGACAAAAATTAATAATTAAGTAAGGAATAGTAAAATGAAAGACATTTTAACCACAATAAATGACAACCTTACATTAATTTTAACAGGGGTTGGTATAATTGTTGCAATAATTGAAAAATGGAAAAAAATACCATTTAAACCATTTACAAGGCTATTTAAATATATTGGTAATTTATGTAGAGATGAGGAAATGCATCAAAAAGTAGATAATATGACTAATAATTTAACTGAATTACAAAAAAGACATGATGAAGATGAAATGGATAGATTAAGATATGAAATATTAGGATTTGAGAGAACACTAAGAAATTTAAAGAAAACTGAAACAGTATCACAAGAAGAGTTTATTACAATATTTGATATGGTAGAAAAATATCATATTTTAATTGAAAAACATCATAAGATGAATAACAAGTTTGAGAAAGCACAGGAATATATAACAGAAAAATATAAAATAATGTATGGAGCAAGAGTCTAGAGAGTAAAATCTCTAGTCTTTTTTTGTTGATATTTAATTTATTTCACATCTAGATGATTACTAAAATGATAAAAAAATAGTACAAATGACTAGGTATGAGAATATAATAAATCCTTAATTTACCTGTATTTATAGAAACGTAAAGTATTGTAAAACTTTTCCCTTATTCTCCACCAATAGGCAATTAACCCTTATTTTATAAGGGTTTTTATTTTTTACATCTAGTTTCACATCTAGTTTTTTATAAATTGTTTAGTAAATCTACAATTTCATCTTGTACAGTAGGGAATAGATGCATATATGTTTTTTGCATAACATCTATTGTATGGCCCATACGGTCTGATAGCATTAAAAAGAATTTAGCTGTATCAGTTTGTCCTGATTTAATATATTCATTAATGAGTAAAGAAACATGACTATGTCTAAATTCATGCATTGTAATTTCATTTACACCTGCTAATTTAAAATATGTTTTTTTATGTCTATCTATAGTTGTTGGTGCTAAATAAACTGGTCCTCCAAAAACAAACCAATTATCTGAATAATCTTTATATTTAATTTGATTCAATTTATATGAGTATAAACATTCTTTTAATGTTTTACTCATTTTTTATTTTTCTATTTTTATTAGTTTTTGTTGAAGTAATTATTGCTTTACCTTTATTTTTAGTGCATAAAGTTTTATTTATTTTAATTTCATTGTTATTAAAATCTACATCTTCCCATGTTAAGGCAAGTAATTCTCCTTTTCTACAACCAGTATAATATGCAGTAAGAAAAAATGCTTTCCATAATTCATCATCAATGATTGATATAAACTGGTTAAATTCAATTAATGTAATATATCTTAATCTTTTATCATCATCAATTATATCGTTATTTTTTCTTTTAAATCTGCCAAATAGACTAATTGGATTTATTTCTAAACCATAATTTTTAATTGAATAATCAAATATGTTCTTTAATATATTTAAAATTTTATTCATATAATCTACAGTTAAATTTAATGATTCAAGATTTTGGGCCCATTCTCTAATATTTGATATATTTATTTTGTTAATATATTTTTTTTCAAAATGAGGTAATATATGTTTTTCATAATCTTGTCTATATGTATATACAGTAGATGGTTTACTATATTTTTTTAAGTTTTCAAAATATTCATCAGCAACTAAATCAAATCTAATATTTATAGGATTATCATTTTTTAGAACAAACATTGATAATGCTTTTTCACACTCTTCACGAGTTTTATATTTTTTAGAAGTATATTGTTTATTATTTTTTGATTTTCTAAAATAATAGCATCTTCCATCTTTAGTTGGAGTGCCTTTATATATCTTATTTGCTTTCATTTTACCAACTCCTTTTATTTACAAATAATTAATATTTTGCTATAATATAAAAGCAAAACTTAAAAAGATAAAAAATGATTTATTCTTTTTTACCTAAATATGTTGGTTGCATATTTTAATTAAGATTTGCATTTTGATTTATGTCCCTTGGCCGAGGGGCATTTTTTTGTTAAAAAAGTTATCCACCACTATATTTATTTATTATTGATATTTAAAATTTCGTTACATCTATTTTCTATAATGCTAATATAATTATTTATATCATTAGTATTTGTAATGTAAGCTTTCCAAAATAGTTCATTTTTGTTACTTTGTGCATTAAATAGTGGGTTATTATAATGTTTCAGTTTATCTTCTTTTGTAAGAAATAATTTTATCCATTTTGAATTATTTGAATATTTAAGTCTTATTAAGTCATAATTGTAAAAGGTAAGTGTAGTATATGCTGTAGATTTCTCAATAATTGAAAAGTTAGATTTATTATATTTGTCAAATATTTTAATCCAATTTTCTAATATTTTTTTTCTAAATTATAGTTGTTGTTTTTTATGTTTTCTTTTTTTCCTATAATAAATTCAAGTTCCACTATAACCTCGTTCTTTTTTCTTTAGCAATACCAACAACTTTAATTGGCAGTTGGTTAACTTGTTCTTTGCTAAACATCATAATATCATAAGCCATGTTATAAGGTTGTAATACTATACCTTTTTCATTCACTAATATCTTTTTAAATGTACTTTCAGTTCCGTTAATCATAACTGCAACATCCTTACCATTAAACAATTCTGAATCATTATTTTGCTCAAATATAACAATATCATTTTCATCATACTTAGGGTACATAGAATCACCACTAATTTTAAGACCAAAGAATTTTTTTCCACCTTTAATCCAAGACTTTGGTATTTCTACATATTCAGTAATATCACTTTGACTTTCAATTGGTATTCCTGCTTTAATAGTACCAAATACAGGTATTTGAACTACATCATAGGTATCTATATATTCAGCATTATCAAATTGTAGATTTTTGCTTACTAAATCATTTAATGGAACATTTAAGACATCGGCAATTTTTATTGCATTGTCAATAGTTGTTTCTATTTCACCATTTTCAATTCTTGAAATTGTGGACCTATCAACTCCAATTTCATCAGCTAATTTTTGTTGCGAAATATTTTTTTCGTTGCGTAAATATTTAACATTGTTATTTAAAAATTCTGCCATACAATCCCTCCTTACATAAATAGTATAACACAAAAAATAAAAAAAACAACAAAAAATGTGAAAAAATGCACATTTGATATTGACAAGTGCAAATGTGCACGATATAATAGAGGTGTAGATTGGAGGGAAGAAATGTTAGAAGCAATAGGTAAAGAATTGAAAGTAATTAGAATTAGAAATGACCTATCTCTTGATGATGTTGCACATGATATAAATATTAATAGAGAAACTTTAAGAAGATATGAAAACAATTCTAATGGATTATCTGTTGAAAGACTAGAAGAATTACTTAATTATTATAATATTGAAAAATCTATTTTTTTTAGCAATGTATGTGAATATATGCACGAAAAAAGCAATTAAGAAGGAGTGAGATTAAAATATGTAACCAATACAAGGAGGAATTAGTGTTATATAGTTATTTAAAAGAATATTTTTATAAAAATAAAATAAGTAATTATGAAATTGAAAGAAGAACAAAAATAAAACAATCTAAAATAAATTTAAGTTTAAATGGTAAAAGAAAACTTACTGCTGAAGAATTAATGTTAATCGCAATTAAATTTAATTTAGATTTAAACAAAATAAAAAAGATATTAAGCCAGTCGCCAAACAAGTCTTAATATCTATACACAATTAATGAAGATACAACAATACTAGTATATTGCTGTATTTCCAGATTTAATACTAAGTCCACTACAGATATTTATATTTAATATCCCAGTTAATTACTAGATTAATTGGTGTAGTAGTTTAACAATTACGAGTTTACTCTCTACAAATTACTTTTACTTGCCCCATAGTTGTTAAAACTTAACATATAGCTATCCAGCCTTATCTCTAGAAACTATCCAGTTACTTTATAACGAGAAAGTTAAGCACTTAGACAGGGCAAGTATAAAAACGCTTCTAATTATTTGAATCATCTCTTTCTTGCCATACAGGGCAAATAAAGTATATCAAAAAATAATTAGAAAATCAAATCAAAATAAAAATATGCAACCAACATAAGGAGGAAATATGAATATAGAAGAAATAAAAAATAAGGACTATATAAATGCAAATGAACTAATGCAAATAATTCCAAATCTAACTTATGATAATGCAATAAAGTATATCAATGAAGTTAGAGAAGATATGAGAAATAAAGGCTATTGTATACCAATATCAAGACCTAAAGTAGCATTAACAAAATTAGTAAAGAAAAAATTTGGCTGGTAAAGGAGAATAAAAATGAAGAAAAAAAGAATAAATTATTTCAATGTAATGATAACTATTGTGTTTCTATTTTGTATTGGATTTATAACTAGGGATTTATATATTTTAATGTTTAAATTTGCAACATGGACAATTTTTGGATTTATAACTTTTCTAATCGTACTATACATTACTATAAAAATTGGTGAATATTTATCAAGAGAAAGTAATAAAGGAAAAAAATAATGGCTGAAAAAAGAATGTTTTCAAAAAAAATAACAGATAGTGATGTATTTGTAGAATTATCAAGTTCAACACAAGCATTATATTTTCATTTAAATCAGGGTGCCGATGATGATGGATTTAATAATCAAGTACAAAATGCAATGTTTAAAGCCCATGCAAGTGCAGATGATTTAAAGGTTTTGTTAATGAAGAATTTTATTATTAGATTTGAAAGTGGTGTAATTGTAATAAAACATTGGCGAATGCATAACACCTTAAGAAAAGATAGATATACACCTACAAGTTTTCAAGAAGAACTGAGTGCTTTAGATATAAAAGACAATGGTTCCTATACATTAATTGATAATGGTTGCCAAGTGGTTGCCAAAAGGTTGCCACAGAATAGTATAGATAAGAATAGTATAGATAAGAATAGTATAAATAATATATATGCTCAAAAATTTGAAAAATTTTGGAAAGAATATCCTAAAAAAACAGGTAAAGATAAATCCAAAAAATGGTTTGAGAAGAATAAACCAGATGATGAATTATTTGAATTAATGATGTCCCAGTTAGAAAGATTTAAAGATACAGAAGACTGGAAGAAACAAGGTGGTCAATATATACCATATCCAACAAGTTGGCTTAATGGTAAAAGATGGGAAGATGAATTTGAAACAGATACTGAAATAGAAATTAGAATAGAAAAAGAAATTATAGAGGGTACCTATGGAATTGAAGGATGTTAAAGCAATTCTAAGAAGAATACAAGCAAATTATTCAAGTTTTAATCCAGATGCATATATGGTACAAGAATGGTTTAAAGAACTTAAAGATTATGATTTAGAAGATATTATGGAAAAATTAGATAAACACTTTAGGTCTGAAGAATATGGGAACCAAATACCAAAAGTATATTTTTTAACAAGATACTGTCAAAAATCTGAGATTAAAAGAAAAAATATAACAGCTAAATTAAAAGTAGTATGTAAATTGTGTAGTGAAGTTGTAGAGTTAAAAGATTATGATACTCACTATTCAAGATGTAGTAGTACAAATTACATAATAACTCAAACTCAAAAATATTTTAATAAAAAAATTAATAGAGAGGGATTAATGAAATTACCTCAGCAGGAGTTTGATAACAAATATAATCAATTACTAAAATATATTCAAAAAAGTACTGATGATATGGGAGAAATAGAAAGAATATATAAAATATTAAATTCAAAAGATGAAAGACAAATTGAGGTAAAGGTAGGTGAAGTATATGAAACTATTTAAATATGTAGATTTAATAAAAGAAAATAATACTTTAAGATTAGAAAAAGAAGAGTTAGAAAATCTTATTAAATCAGAGTTATTTATTTCATTAAAAGCATCTGTTAATGAAAATGAAAAAATAAAGAAATTAATTGAAGAGAATAAGCAATTAAGACAAACAATAAAAAAGTTAAGAAATGATTATAAGAATAAGGGAACTAAATAATATGAATCCAAATTTAAAAGAAGATTTAATAGTTGAATTAACAAGACTATTAATAAAAACTGATTTTTATGAACAAGAAAAGCAAGTAGATGTATATATAAAAAAAACGAGAGTATATAAAGATTTAATTAAATTGGTAAAAATGCTGTAGGAGGAATTATGAATATATTTCAAAAAATAAAAAACTATGACAGGGTGGTTGAGGAATTTAATAATGAAACTAAGCAGCTAGAGAATGAAATTGAAAAATTAATAAAAGAAAATAATAGATTAAATCATAACTTAACAACAGTTAAAGAAAGATATAATAATTACCTAAAATATTCACAAGAATTTGCACAAAACTTATTGTCTAATGAAAAAGTATTAAATAATAAAATTAAGTCACTACAGGGTGCAAAAGGTGGTTTAGTAACAGAAAATAATAAACTAAAGGCTAAAGTAATTGAGCTTACAGAACAATTAAAAGATGCTATGTCAGATAAATATTTAGTTAAAAGAATACCAAGTGGCAAATTACCTAAGGGGCAACCAATGAAAATAAAAGATTCTAGTAAGTTAAGTAAAATTATTAAGGATTTAAAAGTGGACCAGTAAAAGGAGAATGAATGAAGAAAGAAGAATTAATTCTAAAACTTGATGAATGGATTAATGAACAAAATTTTCAAGAGTATTCAAAAAATACATTAAGTCAATACAAAGCAAATGTATTAAAGTTTATTGAGTGGTTGCCATCAGATGAAATAATAACTAAGACTACAACTATGAGATATAAAGAATATTTATATTCATTAGAACCAAGACCAAAAACTAATAGTATTAATACTTGGATTATAGAGTTAAATAAATTTCTTAAATGGTTGTCATTGGAAGAATTAACATTAAAAAAAATAAAGCAACAGTACAAAACTAGTAATGATGAAATATTAAGCATATCAGATTATAAAAGACTTTTAAGGTTTTCAAAAAAATTAGGATTTAATCAATTGTACTACATAATGAAAACATTGGTAATGACAGGAATTAGAATATCAGAATTAAAATATTTTACTGTTGAAAGTATTAAGTCTAACTATATCTTAGTCTTCAATAAAGGTAAGGAAAGATATATTATTATTAGACAAGATTTAGCAAGAGAATTAAGAAAATATTGTAGGGAAAACAATATTAAATTTGGTTATGTATTTGTAAATAAGAAAACAAAAAAGATGCCAAATACATCAACTATATGGAGGCAAATGAAAAAGGTGGCAGGTGCTGCTAGAGTAAATAAAAATAAAGTTCATGCACATTCTTTTAGACATTTATTTGCTCAAATATATCTAGAAGAAAATCCACAAGACATAACAGGTTTAGCTGATTTAATGGGACATAATTCTTTAGAAACAACAAGAATTTATACAAGAACATCAAATGTTCAAAAGAAGACTAAACTTGAAAAATTAAAATTTACATAATATACAAAATGAAAGGGAAGATATGAAAAACAATTTAAATGAATTAAACAATTATCTGTTTGAAGAATTAGAAAGATTAAATGATGATGAAGAACTAAAAACAAATATGGATAATGAAATAAAAAGAGCTAAAGCAATTACAAGTATAAGTACTGCAATAATAAATAATGCAAGAGTAATACTTGAAGCAAAAAAATATGCTGATGAATTTGGAATAGAAAATGAAAATCAAATATTAAAATTGAGTGATGGTAATGAAAAAGTGGGCTAAAGAACAAGAGGAATACTTAATTGAAATACATAAAAATAGATCTAATCGGGAAATAGCCAATATGATAAATAATAAATTTGATACGCAATTTACACCATCTGCTATTGGAAGTAAAAAGAAAAAACTAAATCTTATATCCAATTATAAATATATGCCTAAATATAATGATGAAGTAACTAACTTTATTCTAGAAAACTATCAAGGTAGAGATAATATTGAACTTGCAAATTTATTAAATGAAAAATTTAATCTTGATACAAATGGTGATAAGGTTGGTATGTTTAAAGCTAATTATAAAAGAAGATTTGGAATTGATTTAAGAACAGGAATTAATAGAGGTTGTTTTAAAAAAGGTGCTGAACCATTTAATAAGGGTAAAAAATGGGAAGATTTTATGTCAAAAGAGGGAATTATTAATAGTTCTAAAACACAGTTTAAAAAAGGATATATACCACCGAATAGAAGAGAAGTTTTAGAAGAAAGAATTGCAAAAGATGGATATATAGAAATAAAAATACGAGATGGTAAAAGAAATAAAAATTGGATATCTAAACATAGATACATATATGAAAGTGTCTATGGGGAAATACCAGAAGGACATAAGGTTATATTTGCAGATAAAGATAAAAGAAATTTTGAAATAAGTAATTTAATATTAGTTTCTAATTCAGAAGAATTGATTATGAACCGTAACAAATTAATATTTGATGATAAAAATTTAACAAAAACAGGTTCTATTATTGCTAAGGTAATAGATAAAACTAATAAATTAAAAAATGAATGATTACGAGCAATTATACTACGACCAATTTTATAAG